ATGAAGATCGTAAAGGCTGAAGTTTTTGTTACCTGTCCGGGGCGTAATTTCGTCACATTAAAAATCACCACTGAGGACGGTATTACACCATAAATTTTTGGCTTGCTGATTTCTGCACGCATCGATAAGACGGATGAATTCCTCCCGCGAAAGAGGATCCGGAATGGTTCTTGATTCCTTTAATGGCGAGATCCCCTTAAACGGGTTATCTGCCAGGTAACCGTTATCAACACCAAACTGGAACACGGCGTTAAGATTTGTCATGTAATTATTTACAGTTACAGCCGATCTCCCTGGTTGTGTAACAATATAGTTACTTTTGGGGATCTGGTATCCAGTCAGTAGCTCTTTACGAACCTCCAGTAATTTTTCTTTATTAATCGATGAGGCAAGATTTTTTTCACCGATTATGCTCAGGATATTTTTGATGACGGCACGGTATGTGTTGAGTGATGTTTTTGCGACTTCAGTTTCTTTCAGTGCCAGAAATTTTTCAGCCAGTTCTTTTATGGTTAAATCTTGTCGGGCCTCACCAAATTTTTCCAGATTGCGTGAGGAGGGAAACTGTTTTGCATAGTCGAAAACACCAGTTTTTATTGCGTAACAAACAGAGGCGCGTAGCTCACCTGCAACGCGCCTGTTTTTTGCTGTGTCAGGAACCCCAGGTTTTCCCTGACTCTTACGCCTTTATAAACAAACCAGATACGTAATTTCCCTCCATGGTTTTCCACGCCTGTCGGATATTTCATTTCAACTTCTCTCATTAGTTAGTGTGGCTTTTAGTCAAGTAAGATGACGTCTTGGTCTTGCTGATGCCTGGCGCTCAATCCAGCGATCAATTTCTTCCAGGTTGTAAAAGCATGGACTGTTATCCCATGGCATACCGTCATGAGCGACATGCTTATATTCCCTTCCTTCCATAAACGATTTTTCCCGGGCCTTTTTTAACGTACCTTTTTTTATTCCTTTCAGCGCAATTAACTGCTCTTCGGATACCCATTTGCCGGGAGAGACAATCATGATTACTTCGCTCATCGATTTCTTTATCTCTTACATCAGACGAGCGCCGGTTGCAGAATACCAGTCACAACCGGCGACAGTTGAACATTAAGAATCAGCCTGACTCGGGATCAGTTTTTGCCAGATAGCTGAAACGTATTTTGCCTGGTAACGGGCGTCATCAAGTGCATTATGGCGCTCACCTTCGAATGGAATAGCCGTTCTGGCATCGAAGTCTATGGCTTTCCCCAGCTCAACGATTGTGCGTACATCGCGATCGTTGTAGTAACGCCACGGGCAGGGGATCCCCTGCCGTTCGTATGAACGGCGCAAAATCGTGTTGTCGAAGTTGGCTCCATTTCCCCAGACCTGAACAAAAAATTCACCGGAGTTTTCGTCGATAAATTCCCGCAATTGTAACAGTGCATCATCTAACGGGATTTCATCGGTCATAATGGCAGATTGCGCTTCGCGTGATTGCTTAAGCCACCATTTAATGGTGTCCCGATCAATGACTCCGCCAGCAGTTTCCAGATCGATAGTCTTACTAAATTCCGGTCCCATATCTCCGGTTTGCGGATCGAAAAATATTGCACCTATTGAGATAATCGGGGCATCAGGATTTTTTCCCATGGTTTCAAGGTCGATCATTAGATGGTCACACGTCCTGCTGGTGGATGTGATAATGCGATGACCGTTCACCGTAATTAAGGGATCTGCCGTCTCGCCAGTTTCACTATCGCTGGCATGATGCTGATTGCCGCCAGTGTTCTCCTTGTGCTGATGTTCAGCGCCTTCCATTTTCTCCGAATCGTCTTCCTGAACTTCAACCAGGTTCTTGTCATCGAATGTTTCCTGGTATGTTGCGTCGCCCATCACCGCGCCACAATCAGGGCAGTTGCCGCCACTCCTCTGACCGCAGGCGGTGCAGATCTTTTCCGGTTCCTGTTGCACTACTGGTTCAGGTTGTTTCGTTTCTGGCTCGTTTTGTTGCGTATTTGGGCTGTTCTGTTCCGCTTTCTGGTCGTTCTGTTCCGTTTCTGGCTGATTCTGGTACACAGAATCGCGGGTCTGGATCCCCTTAATCCATTTCGGATCATTCGGGTCGCTAATCCCTTCAACAAATTCTCCGCGAGAGGCAGCCAGTAATTTGTCTGCATCGACAGGATTTTGGGGCGGAATGTTTTTCCGGGCTTCATGGAGTTCTGCCCGCAGTTTCTGATATTTCGCATCAACAGAATTTATCTGTGGCTGAGCATCCATCGACTGCGTGTCCTGATTATGTTCAGTTGTATCCGGTTCCACTGCTTCAGTCGTTGCCTGTTCATCTGCCATTGCGCCAGATGGCTGCGGTTTTTCTTCATCATCCTGTTTTCCTTCTTTTGTTACACGCTGCGGCATTGGAGCAGAGGAGCGACCGCAGGCAATATCCACGATTTCTGGATCAGGGTTGGCATGGTCGGTTTCGGTCAGTACTTTGTTCAGATATTCGGTAACACGGTGGGGAGTAGCCTCGATACCAATTGGTGCTTCTTTCACGGACGCAACCACTATCGCGCGGGAATAATCCAGGTGACCAGGCATGGCGATGAATTTGTCACGAAAAACAGAAAAGGGCGGCTTATTCTCTGAAACGATTTCTTCAATGCGTTTGGCGTGTGCCGGATGTGGATTGTAAATATCGATGTCCATTGAACGGGCCAGAACGCCAGCGGCAACGTCACGTTCCACTGACGCATCATCGTGGACAAAACCTTCACCGCGATCGGTAAGAATTCCTCCGCCAGCATTAGCGCCGGATGGCGTGCGGCTGATGCGTAAAACACGATTTCCTTTCATCCACTCTTTTGTCAGCAGACCTCGATCGGTATAGTCAGCGTCCAGGTATGCTTCGAAAAAAGCAGTCATTAACCCCAGACTGGAATTAACGGGATTAGGGAAAACTTTGTCTGTGTCGCGTACCAGTTTGTGAAGGTCGCGAATCTCCAGCGGGTCGAGCAGCTTTGTGTTGTGGGAAATAGCCAGGGCAGTAACAGCAGGCAGTTCTTCAGCTCGTGCGATATGTAATGCCTGAAGTTCTTCCCGTGAAACGTGCGTTACCGGTTTTTCGCTGCCATGTTGCGCAAGCCAGCGAATGGGCAGTTCCTGACCGGAAATCGGCAGGAGCATATTATCCTCAATCTCAGCCATGTCTTCGCCATTGACGTTGGTATTGTCAGTGCTGGCTGGTTTGTCCTGAACTGAGGGGGAAGGCGCTATAAATATCATTGTGATGCCATCTTCTCCGCCTTTTTCATAGCGGTTGCAGAATTCAGTATCGAACACACCTTCAGGCGGCAGGTCATTAACAATGGGCAAATTCACGCGAACAGGTTTTTTGAAATCCTCTTCGTCAAATCCAGCATCGTCCATTGCGACAACACCCCGTGATATTGCAACCGATAATTTTTTTGCTGTGCGCCAGTAAAAACCGCCTTTAATCCCAAGGCGTTTTCTGACTTTGTCATTTTTGGCTTCGTAATACAGTGCAATTTCTTCTTTATCAGTGCTCATTGATAAACCTCATAACTATTTTAAGGTTGTACGAATCCCTGCTATTGCTGGCATGCTTAATCAACGGGTATGGCGTTAATACGGCTGGCGGGTTATCCAGCCGGTATTTCGTTATTCAGGTACAGCGATACTTTGTTTAACGGGAGACATTCACCGGAAATTTTTTGCTCGTCTCTTGCCTGATGGCAGGATTCTTTACTGGCATAAATTCCGGTAATCACATTCTGTGGCTCACCTGTTATAAGAAAAACCGTCATCATCAGTGCAAACGCTGAACTCACTGCTGCCCTCCGAAAATGCCAAGTTCAAGAAGGGCAATTCTGGAGAGTATGGAATTATCATTGAGAAGATAAGGCTCATATTTTCTCATCCTGATGGCGTCTTCAGTAAACTCCCGGTTACTGAGCAGAATACCAATATTAAAACACCCTTCAGACGTATTAACGTTTGGTAGTGACGTTTCCATTATCGCGTCCTCAACAATGAATTTTGTGATGCGGTGCCTGGTGCCTCCAGGTGACGTTAACCAGTTAACAATTAACGCCGGATACAGAGAATCCACCCATAACACTGTTTTTGGTTTTAACTGTTCCGCGTGCGCTCAGCCGCATTCACCACATCACAAAATTCACTTTAAAAAGGGCGGCAGAGCAGTCACGGAGTAAAACTGATACCGCCAAACGTCACCAGAAAATTGATAACAGAGGGCGTTGCAGCGGGGTTGTCACTTAAGCGTATGGTCAGCCTGACAACCCGGTGTCCTCAAGGGGAAGGAATAACCCCGCCATACTTACCGCCGCGCCATTTCGCGGATTGCCACAACCAGAAGCGCACGGTCGAAGAAATTTAACGGCAAGACTTATATGCAAAGGGATCTCGCCGTGCGCTTTCGTGTTATGCCCTGACTTTTCAGGGTAAATTAACCTGTGGAAACCTGTTTTTACTGGCGCTAATCAGTTAGCGTTTCTGGCTAACCAGCGATGCGCGGCAGCTTCGGTTTTAAACGTTTTACTTTTGGTATACGTCATCGCGGTAAACGTGCCGTCCTGATTGGGAAACACGCCACATACCAGAGATTCGTTGTTGCCAAGATTGAGCGTATCCATGTTGACCTCATTTGCCCTTAACGCCGGGGGGGGCGGAACTAAGACCTGTCGCACCGTTGTGCTTTGATGGGATATATTGTTCTCTTAAGATGAACATATGTCAACATTGTGAATGCGCAAGAGGCAAAAAAAACCGCCTTCCGGCGGTATTGTTTTGTAAAATAAAGAATTATTTTTGTCGCGTTATTGGGTCAACGTATTCTGAGTAAAATTCGGTCAGTTTTTGAAGGCGCATTTGAAAAGCTGCCAGCATATTTCTACGCTCTACAGGTGGCAGGTTTCTGTAAACATCAAGCAGGGCTTTCTCATCATCATCAAGCGCCTCTCTGTTTGTATCTTCTTTTCCTGTCAGTAGCCAGGAAAGGGAAACATTTGTCGCTTCTGCAATTTTGGCTGCGGAATCTTTACTGATTGTCCCTCTTTTTTTCCAGGCGTTGACTGATGAGCGTCCTACACCAGCGATGCGCGCTAAATCTGAACCGCTTAAATGATGCTGTTGCGAGATCGTATCTAACCTTTCTGCCAGCGGGGTGTCGTATTGCTTTTTTCTCATGTCCATTTAGCAATTATAACCGTTCAGTGAACACTAACAATTCCTCGTAGTGTTGACTTATGTTCTCTTTAAGTGAACAATGTTGTGGCTGATTGAATTGGAGGTTGTATGACAGCATTGGACAAGGCAATAAAGATTGCTGGTGGTATTCGTCCGCTAGGGCGTGCAATAGGGGCTTGGCCGTCTCAAATACACAAATGGGCAAATGAATACAATGGTCGAGTGCCGACAGGGGAGCGGGTTCGTCAAATTTATATTGCAACTGGGGTGACTCCTCATGAATTGCGACCAGATTTATATCCGAATCCAACCGACGGGTTGCCTGCTGGAGATAAGGCTAACACACAAAATACACCGGAGTTGATTCATGAAAATCAAGCATGAACACATCCGCATGGCGATGAATGCCTGGGCGCGTCCTGATGGCGAAAAAGTTCCAGCAGCTGGAATAACCCAGGCTTATTTTGAGTTGGGTATGACGTTCCCAGAACTGTATGACGACAGCCATCCGGAAGCCCTGGCTCGCAATACCCAGAAAATTTTCCGCTGGGTAGAGAAAGACACCCCTGATGCTGTTGAAAAAATGCAGGCTCTGTTACCGGCGATCGAAAAGGCGATGCCGCCTTTGCTGGTGGCCCGTATGCGCAGCCACAGTTCTGAATATTACCGTGAGATCGTCGAACGGAGGGATCGGCTGGTGAAGGATGTCGATGATTTTGTTGCGTCAGCGGTTGTTTTGTATGACCAGATGAATCGCGGCGGCCCGGCAGGGAATGCTGTGGTGATGCACTAAAAGCACGGTGTTCGGGGGTTTTATGAGCAGCAAGCTTCATGGTCTTGTCTGGGAAGGGTGCGCCTTCACCGGCATGATCTTATCCAGGGTGGCGGTTATGGCCCGTCTTGCAGACTACAGCAATGACGAGGGCGTGTCATGGCCTGCCATTGAAACTATCCGGCGTCAGATCGGTGCAAGAAGTGAATCCACAGTGAAATCGGCTATTGCAGAACTGGCGAAAGAGGGCTGGCTGACGAAGGAAGAGCGTAAGGTCGGTGGGCGTAACGTAAGCAATATCTATCGGCTTAATGTGGAAAAACTTGAAGCAGCTGCAGCGGCGGCGCGTGAGGCATATAAACCAAAAAGAAAAATTAGCCAGGCAAAAAATGACCCGTCAAATATTGCCCCCTCAACGGTTGGCCCGTCAAATGTTGATGGATCAACTGTTGATAAAAAACTGCGGATTAGGGGGGCGATGATTGACCCCGATCCGTCAGTATTAAAACCTGATCCGTCAGATAAAAGATCTTCTTGTCCGGACGTTTCACTGCCGGACGAAAAACAATCATCACCAGTTGAGCGATTTCTGGAGAAACACCCGGATGCGCATACCTGGAATGTACCGAAGCGACAGTGGGGAACCCGGGAGGATTTGACGTGTGCACAGTGGATCTGGGGACGGGTTGTTGCGTTGTATGAACAGGCCGCCAGTGATGATGGGGAGGTATCACGCCCCAGAGAGCCTAACTGGACGACCTGGGCGAATGATGTGCGCATGATGCGTATGCTGGATGGACGTAGTCACCGACAGATTTGTGAAATGTTTGGGCGTGTTCAACGGGATTCGTTCTGGGTAAAAAACATCATGAGTCCGGCAAAACTCCGGGAAAAATGGGATGAGCTGGTTATTCGCCTGGGGCGTTCGCCCGCGCAGCGTTGCGTGAATCATATTTCTGAACCGGATACCGAAATTCCGCCGGGGTTCAGGGGGTAGCGCATCATGAAAAACATTACGTCAGGTGGTGTTCTGGCAAGAATCAGCAGATTTGTGCCGCAGGATGCAATCCCTCCGTACCGTACGGTGGCGGAGTGGCGGGAATGGCAGCTTGCTGAAGGGCGTAAGCGAAGCGAGGAGGTTAATCGTCTGAATCATCAGACGCGGGTTGAAAAAATCATTAACCGCTCCGGTATCCAGCCGCTTCACCGGAAGTGTACGTTCTGTAACTACCGGGTGCAGAACGCTGGTCAGCGCCATGCCCTGAGTCAGGCGAAATCCATTGCGGCAGAGCTGGAAGGCGGCTGTACGAATTTTGTGTTCAGTGGCCGGCCTGGCACAGGAAAAAACCACCTGGCGGCGGCGATAGGCAATCGGCTGATGGAGAAGGGGCGCAGCGTAATTATCATCACTGTGTCTGATGTCATGAGTGTGTTGCACGACAGTTACGACAACGGCAAATCAGGTGAAAAATTTTTACAGGAGCTTTGCGGGGTGGATTTGCTGGTCCTGGATGAAATTGGCATGCAGCGGGATACGCGTAATGAGCAGGTCACGCTTAATCAGATTGTTGACCGCAGAACGGCATCGTTACTCAGTGTGGGGATGCTGACAAATCTTAATCATGCAGCGATGAATACACTTCTCGGCGAGCGGGTGATGGACCGCATGTCCATGAACGGAGGTCGCTGGGTGACGTTTAACTGGGAGAGCTGGCGTCCGAACGTCAGCCAGCACAGGAACTGAGAAGTAATTTTTATCCGGAGGAAATTTTAATGGAAACCGTATTGCATGCACTGAAAGCGATGGGTAAAGCCAATTCTGTTGAACTGGCGGCGCGGCTTGATATCAGCCGTGAAGAAGTTCTCAACGAACTGTGGGAACTCAAAAAAAATAGCGTTGTTGATAAAACGGGTCACACCTGGTTTCTGGCTGGCGAAGGTGAATCCGGGGTAACCGAAGAGCGGCCAGTAAAATCTGAAGCACAGGATATGCTGACCAGGGAGGTCGAACAAAAAGTTACCGCAGACATGATGATTGAGTTTATCGGTCAGGATGGGGCTAAAACGTGTGAGGAACTGGCGGGTAAGTTCGGTGTCAGTACTCGCAAGGTTGCTTCCGCGCTGGCGGTGGTAACCGCAACGGGGCGGCTGGCACGCGTTAATCAGAACGGTAAATTTCGTTACTGCATGCCGGGCGATAATTTACCAGCAGAGCCGAAAGCCGCGCTGGTAACGGAAAGTGATGGTAAGGCCTTTCCTCAGCCAGCAGGTGCTGCGTTACCAGTCCGGGAAGCCGCAACACAGGAAGAAAATAAAACAGAAACTGTGGCGGTCACAGTGCAGTCACAGCCGTTGTTCACCAGAAAACATCCGGATGGTCTGATTTTACCATCGCTGCATGTGGCTAACCGCGAGCTGCGCCGGGCAAAAGGTCAGGTTCAGAAGTGGGAGCGTGTCTGCGCCGCGCTGCGGGAGCTGAACAAGCACCGGGATATTGTTCGGCAGATTGTCGATTCATCCGGTCGTATTGTGTCGGAAAAGTGATTGCCGGAGGCGCTTATGGCGAAACCTTTTACACACGAACAGCGTGAAGAACTGAAGGCCCGAATTATCGGGCTGGTACGCAAAAATGAACGCATGACGATATCACAACTGGAGAGAGCGACGGGAGCAGGCTGGCATTCAGTCAGACGTTGCCTTGTGGATGTACTGGCTTGCGGCGATTTATACATGCCCGGTAAATACGGTGTTTTTACATCAGAACAGGTGTATCGCGTATGGCGTAAGGCAGCGGAGAAAACAACCGACCAGACATTGATTCGAAAGTTACCAGACGGAGAAATACGCCGCTACGACAGACAACAGAACATAATCTGTGGCGAGTGCCGGAAGAGTGAAGTTATGCTGCGTGTACTGGCGTTCTATCAGGGCAATTTTCAGGAGGCGGTATTGTGAGTGAATTAGCTATCAGGCTTCAATTGTCGCTGGCATTCACATCAAAGGAGAAGAGCATGGAAATAAAACCAGAAGATGAGTTAAGCAATATCGTTTTATTTCCGGTAAAAGAGGATGACCCACGTAATCAGGTTAATTTTCTTTATGAGCCATCGGAAAGAGCATATTGTCATCACGCCTCTGTTCGGGTTGACGAAAAAGAGCGTCAGGTCCGCTGTAAAATCTGCGGTGCAGTTGTGGAGCCATTTGACTGGATGCTCTCTGTGGCGAAAAGAGAAACCAGACTGGCAGATGATGTAAGGATCTTGCGCCAGGAGGAACGGGAAAGGCGGAGAAATATAGAAAAGCTAATTCAGATTGAGCGTAACGTGAAAGCGCGGATACGCAGGGTGACAAAATCCAGAACTGAATAATTAAATTTAGCTCTGTTAAAAATTTAATCCTTAACCGGAGGTATATCAATGTCAAACGCACAGAAAGTTATTAACGCTGAAAAATATAACGAGTGGGTGAAAAAGTTCTCAGAGCAGATTTTTAAAATTACTGGCGACGAGAATGCGGCAAAAAATGAATTAGAGCCGTGGACACCTGAAGGTGTCGACCCAAATTATTGCTGGTGGGATGTTGATCCAGTTGATGCTGCAAATGAAGCTATGAGTTATCACAACGATTAATGTCAGGAGGCCGCCCGAAAGGGCGGTAATGAAAAGTGACTGAATTAACCAAAGAGAAATTAATCGAAGAAGCCAAATTAAAAATAGCGATTGCGAAATGCTACCCCAATTCAGGGATGGCACGGGTAGAGGGCGAGTTATTCAAAATTGCACTGGCATCGCTGGAAGCAGAACCGATAGCGTGGGAATGCGGTGAAAACATAATCCTGTTTAACCCTGACACAGTTGAAGCATACGCAAAACGTGCGGAAATATCACCTAAACCACTATTCTCCGCGCCGCCAGCGCTGGTAGTGCCTGATAAGTTGCCGCGTGAATACAGAAACGGTTGGCCTCTTGCGTATAGTGATTATGCTGAAGGCTGGAACGACTGCCGCGAAGCCATGCTTCAGGGAGATAAATCATGATTAATCGTATCAAGCTGGAGCACATCCTCGAATATGCCAGGCAGCAGAGGCATATTGGTCAGCATTGTAAAATTCCACCAGGAGATATGGTTGAAATCATGGAGATTGCTATGCGCAAGGCTGGCAATTCTCCGGTAACTCCGGATGGTTGGATAAGCTGTAGTGAGCGAATGCCGAATACCAAAACAGCCGTTCTTGTTGCCGTGGAGTTTGACAGGAAAGGTGACTGGCGAATGAAATGGGCTACTTACATCCCGGGGCATCCTGACGCTAATGATGGGTGGATAATTCCTGGTGCGTCGTGGAAACCGTCACACTGGATGCCGCTACCAGAACCGCCGCAGGAGGTGCGCCAATGATCTGGCCTGAAGCCTTTGCAATTACAGGCGTTGCTATAGCTATTGATTTTTTAGTATATGTTATTTGTCGGTGGGGGTAAAAACGTTCGCCGGGATTCACACCAAAGGAGGGAATATGTCGGATGATATTTCACTGGCAATGGAAGGTGCGCTGGCTGTTATTGCTGTTGTGGGCGTTTACTGCCTGGTTGTGTTTTTGATGGATCGACTAGGGAACTGAATTCATTACGATATGGGAATTCCCATATCGGGTAAAAACGGTTTGCGGTAAAGCGAGAGTTAAGTAGAATTGCTGCGGGTGCTTGAGGCTATCTGCCTCGGGCATGAACACCAACGGCAGATAGAGAAAAGCCCCAGTTAACATTACGCGTCCGGCAAGACGCTTAACATTAATCTGAGGCCATATCTATGCTCTACACACGTAGGTTAGCCTCTTACGTGCCGAAAGGCAAGGAGAAGCAGGCTATGAAGCAGCAAAAGGCGATGCTAATCGCCCTGATCGTCATCTGTTTAACCGTCATAGTGACGGCACTGGTAACGAGGAAAGACCTCTGCGAGGTACGAATCCGAACCGGCCAGACGGAGGTCGCTGTCTTCACAGCTTACGAACCTGAGGAGTAAGAGACCTGGCGGGGGAGAAATCCCTCGCCACCTCTGATGTGTCAGGCATCCTCAACGCACCCCACTTAACTCGCTTCGGCGGTTTTTTGTTGTTTATTTTCGGTGAGCGTGATGCATCTGGTTGTACCGATGTGGCTGGCTGATTCTGTTATTCAGGTGGTTTATTGCTGTTGATTGGCATGTCTTCACGGCTAGAATCGAGGCTCTTAAGTAGCGCGCAGGGATAAGAGGGATGGCCCCCATAAGGGGAGGTGTTTATAGTTCATGGGATTTTTGTTATGAACGATAAGGAATTAATTGCTGCGCTTTCTATACCAGGTAATTATGAAGTAATAGTTCTTGGGAATGGTGAGTTTATCGTAATGCCATTGCCATCTGATGTTATTCTGATCAGCAAAGAATCGCATGCGGATTCGGTCAGTTACTTCAGCATTAAAAGAGACTAGATTATAATGCTGTAGTAAAGCCAGCCTGAACAACTGGCGTCTGTCGCACCATTACGAGGATAGTAGTGGTGCATTACAAGAAACTTAACAATTCTGATAATTCAGCCGTCTTTGCCAGCAGGCACGGGCGGTGTTCTCATGCATTCAAATCTGACTGGTTCCAGCATGACCCATGCACTGAAGAACAGGCCGAATGGCTGATTCAGTGCTACCGCAGGCGTGGTTACGAGTTTCAGAAAGATCTCAGCTTCGATCGTCGTCACTGGATAATCTCCGCCAGGCTCCCTTATTCCGAACGCCCACCGCGTCCGTCCCGCACATTCCAGCAGCGCATCTGGAGGTAACGTGCGGGTATTACTTCGACCTGTTCTGGTACCGGAACTCGGTCTGGTTATCGTTAAGCCAGGCCGTGAATCAATGTCAGTATTCCATAACGGCAGAATATTGGTGGAGCCGGAACCGAAAAACATGCGCGGTCTGCCGTCCGGAGTCGTTCCTGCCGTTCGCCAGCCGCTGGCAGAGGATAAAACATTACTGCCATTTTTCAGCGATGAGCGGGTTATTCGTGCAGCAGGTGGTGCAGGTGCACTGTCTGACTGGTTATTACGTCACGTGAAATCCTGCCAGTGGCCACACGGCGATTATCATCACAGCGAAACAGTCATTCACCGTTATGGTACCGGCGCGATGGTGTTGTGCTGGCACTGCGACAACCAGCTGCGCGACCAGACATCAGAATCACTCGATCAACTTGCTCAGCAGAATCTGGTTGCCTGGATGATTGATGTCATCCGTCACGCAATAAGCGGTACGCAGGAGAGGGAGTTATCGCTGGCCGAATTATCCTGGTGGGCGGCCTGCAATCAGGTGGTGGATGCACTACCTGAGGCAGTAGCGCGTCGTTCGCTGGGATTACCAGCGGAAAAAATCCGCTCCGTATACCGTGAGAGTGACATCGTACCGGGAGAACAGACAGCCATCAGCATACTGAAGCAGCGCACAAAAAATATTGCGCTGCCACTTCACGTCCACCAGCAACAAAATCCACCACAGAAAAAAACGGTTGTCAGTATCGCCGTTGATCCGGAGTCTCCTGAATCGTTCATGAAACGACCTAAACGTCGCCGCTGGGTAAATGAGAAATACACACGCTGGGTAAAGACACAGCCGTGTGCGTGTTGTGGTAAGCCAGCCGACGATCCCCATCACCTGATTGGTCATGGTCAGGGCGGAATGGGGACAAAATCTCACGATATTTTCACGCTACCGCTGTGTCGGGAGCATCACAACGAGCTTCATGCGGATCCGCTGGCGTTCGAAGAAAAGCATGGTTCTCAGGTTGATTTAATTTTTCGTTTTCTTGATCACGCCTTTGCAACTGGCGTGCTTGGGTAAAAGAGGTGACTGATGCTCATAGATTTGGTTTTACCTTACCCGCCGACGGTGAACACTTACTGGCGACGCCGTGGCAGCACATATTTTGTATCAAAAGCCGGGGAGCGTTATCGCCGGGCAGTGGCGCTTATTGTTCGCCAGCAGCGACTGAAATTAAGCCTGTCCGGACGGCTGGCAATAAAAATTATTGCAGAGCCACCGGATAAGCGCCGCCGTGACCTGGACAATATTCTGAAAGCACCGCTGGATGCGCTGACGCACGCGGGGTTGTTAATGGACGATGAGCAGTTTGATGAAATCAATATTGTACGTGGAAAGCCAGTATCTGGTGGACGTCTGGGGGTGAAGATTTACCCCATAATGCTTGAAGGGCAGGTCAAAAAATGAAACTGGAAGATTTACCGAAATACTACTCCCCAAAATCCCCTGGCCTGACCGATGCATCGGCCTCAACGTCAAAAGATGCGCTGAGTATCACTGATGTGATGGCCGCGCAGGGCATGACACAGAATCGGGCTGAGATGGGGTTTTCTGCGTTCCTTGGGAAAATGGGCATTAGTATGAATGACAGAGAGCGGGCAACAGAATTGCTGACAGAATATGCACTCAGTCGGTGTGATCGCGTGGCGGCGTTAAGAAAACTCCCGGCAGAAATAAAACCGGCAGTGATGCGTATTATGGCTTCGTATGCGTTTGAAGATTATGCCCGTAGCGCGGCGAGCAAAAAACAGTGCCCCTGCTGTCACGGAAAAAATTTATTGAAAGCGAGGTTTTTACAAACAAGATCCAGTATCCGGATGGTAAGCCGCCAGTGTGGGCAAAGTGCACAAAAGGCGTGTATCCGTCTTACTGGGAGGAATGGAAAAAAGTCAGGGAGGTGGTAAAAGTTGCCTGTCCGGAGTGTGGCGGAAAGGGTGAGGTTTCCACCGCCTGTAAGGATTGCCGTGGGCGTGGTGTCGCCATTCATCGTGAAGAGTCGGTAAAACGTGGTATGCCTGTTATCAGAGACTGCCAGCGTTGTGGTGGTCGTGGCTGTGAAAGACTACCATCAACGGAGGCATTTAATGCCATATGTAATGTAACCGATGCCATATCTCTTGATACATGGAAAAAAACAGTTAAACGTTTTTACGATACGCTGGTGGTGCAGTTTGATATTGAAGAAGCATGGGCAGAACAACAACTGAAAAAGGTGACCAGATAGCTTTGTTGATTTTTCCCGAATCTGTGGTAAATTTGCCCTAACGATGGGCGTTTTATGCCTGACGTTAGAAGATTTTTTACACCCCGCCGCCTGGCGGGTTTTTTATGACTGAAATCGCGTCAGTACAGTAAACGCGCTGGTGGCGGTGAATACCGGTCTTTCAGCTTGCTGGCTTTTTTGACAAGAGTTATTGGTGTGTCACGTTAACCGAAAAAGGGAAAAAGACATGCTGAAACAGCAGGATATGACAGAAACCGCCAGAGCAGTGTTTAATGAATTAAGCGTCACCGAACCGGCGACAGTCGGGGAGATTGCGCAGAATACTTACCTTTCACGCGAACGCTGCCAGTTAATACTGACCCAGCTTGTTATGGCGGGTCTGGCAGACTATCAGTTCGGTTGTTACAGACGCCTTCAGTCCTGAAGGCTTTTTTATTTGTGGTAAATGGGCGGCTGGTGGGTGTTAGGGGCACTCACCAGCCATCTGCTCATGCGTCTGGATCACAAGCAAACCTCAGGCCCACTGCTTTGCGCAAAAGCAGAATGAGCCTATCAGAGACAGGCTTAATGATCCATGTTTAACACTGTAAAAATATCCAGTTGTGAGTTGATCAACGCTGACTGCCTGGAATTTATCCGGTCGTTACCCGAAAATTCTGTTGACCTGATAGTCACGGACCCGCCGTACTTTAAAGTGAAGCCTGAGGGCTGGGATAACCAGTGGAAGGGCGACGATGATTACCTGAAGTGGCTGGACCAGTGTCTGGCGCAGTTCTGGCGGGTGCTGAAACCTGCCGGAAGTCTTTACCTGTTCTGTGGCCATCGCCTGGCATCTGACATTGAAATCATGATGCGTGAACGCTTCAGTGTGCTGAACCATATTATCTGGGCGAAGCCGTCCGGACGCTGGAACGGGTGCAACAAGGAAAGCCTGAGGGCGTATTTCCCCGCCACAGAGCGCATTCTGTTCGCGGAACATTATCAGGGGCCGTATCGTCCGAAAGATGCCGGGTATGAGGCGAAGGGCAGGGCACTGAAACAGCATGTGATGGCTCCGCTGATTTCTTACTTTCGTGATGCGCGTGCTGCCCTGGGGATAACGGCAAAACAGATAGTGGATGCCACAGGAAAGAAAAACATGGTGTCGCACTGGTTCAGTGCCAGTCAGTGGCAGCTACCGAACGAAAGCGATTATCTGAAATTACAGGCGCTGTTTGCCCGGGTGGCAGAAGAGAAGCATCAGCGGGGTGAACTGGAGAAGCCCCACCACCAGCTGCTGGAGACGTATACTTCACTGAACCGGCAGTATGCGGAACTACAGAGTGAATATAAGCATCTGCGGCGGTATTTTGGCGTGACGGCGCAGGTGCCGTACACGGATGTGTGGACGCATAAACCGGTGCAGTACTATCCCGGGAAACATCCGTGCGAAAAACCGGCAGAAATGCTGCAGCAGATAATCAGTGCGAGCAGTCGTCCGGGTGACCTGGTTGCAGATTTCTTCATGGGGTCGGGTTCGACAGTCAAAGCCGCGATGGCGCTGGGGCGTCGTGCAACTGGCGTTGAGCTGGAGACTGAACGTTTTGAGCAGACGGTCAGGGAAGTACAGGATTTAGTCAGTCAGAACGGATGA